CACGTTATGAGAAAGAAAAAATAGGTTACGCTTTTGGTATGATGGCTAAAATGATTGGCCAGAATGACAAGAAGGCTCATTCTTGGTTAGTTGAAAATGGTTATTACACCAAAGGTCAAAACGAAGCAACAGATGCAGACGGTGGATTCCTTGTTCCACAGATTCTTGCTCGTGAAATCATCTTCCTACGTGATCAATATGGTGTTATGAGACAGAATGCTCGTGTTATGGGTATGAGTTCAGACAACTTGAACGTTCCTAAAAACACTGCTTCTACCACTGCATACTGGCCAGCAGAAAACACCAACATCACTGCATCACAAATTACCTTTGCAAACGTTCAAATCCTTGCAAAGAAACTTGCTATTCTTACTCAAGTATCATCTGAACTTAATGAAGATAGCATTGTTGATGTTGGTGCTGCACTTGCTCAAGATATGGCATATGTAATGGCATATAATGAAGACCTTGCTACCTTCCTTGGTGATGGTACTTCAACTTATGGTGGTATTACTGGTGTTGTTAATGCAATTGCTGCTGTCAACGGTGGTGCTAACGCAGGTTGGATTTACACTGGTGCAGACGTTACTGGTGACTGGAATGCTACTACTCTTGCTGACCTCCGTAAATTGACTGCTGCTATTCCTCAATATGCAGATCGTCCAGGTGAGTGTGCATTCTATATGAACCGTGCATTCTTCCAACAGGTTGTTTGTAATGATCTTGATGCTCTTAGTGGTAACGGTTTCTTTGATCTTACCGCAGCTCCAGGACCAAATCCAACACTCTTTGGATATCCTGTCATCTATACTCAGGTACTTTCTGCAGATCCAACTCCTGCTGCTGACACTGCTCTTGCATTGTTTGGTAATATGAGTACTGGTGCTATTATGGGATCACGTAGAGATCTCCGCATCCAAGTTTCTGATCAAGCAGGTTTCATCTCTGACTCCTTGTACTTCAGAGCAACAGAAAGATTTGGATATAAATTCCACGATGTACCAACAGTTTCTACTGCTGGTTCAGTTGTTGTTCTTGCAGCAAACAACTAATAAGAATATCCTGGGGAAGGAAGAAAAGAGAGGAGAAATCCTCTCTTTTTTATTGATATCAGATATCGTAAAATATATTTAGTAAATATAAGAGGATAGGATATGCCACTTTCAAGATTAGCAGCAATAAAAAAACTAAGTTGGATGGTTCAAGCTGACAGTTTTCCTGAACTAGATTCCAATGCTTTAGGAGAATTGATTGATGAGCATAAAAGATATAATACTTGGACTGCTTCTCAAACATATTCTGTTGGAGATCAAATTGTTCCTACTGTTCCTAATGGACGTATATACAATTGTGTTATTGCTGGTACTAGTGGTACTGTTGAACCTACTTGGCCTCAAATAGGATATTCTCAGGGACAAATTATTACTGATAATCTTTCTAATGCAAATCCTCCTTATGCTTTTGGTTTGAACTGGCAAGATTGGGGTTTTACACAACAAGAAATTTATGATGTTAGAGCAGCAGCAAGAGAAGGATGGATGAGAAAAGCATCTATTTGTGCAAATCTCATAAATACTGATGATGGTGCTACTAAAGTTGATTTGAATAAACTCATTGAACATTGTCATAAAATGGCAGCAAGTTATAGATCATACGGAATACTCTAATGCCTACTCCACCTTCATTATTAAACAGACTTAGAGCAGTATCAGCATCTTATATGATGGCTGATAATGTTCAAATATTTAGAAGTGAAAGTTTCTCTGATGAATATGGTGGAACTTATAACTCTTACAGAATAGTCCAGACAATTAAAGCAAGAATAGTTCATAAACAATATCAAGAAGAACCTCAAGGTGGTGGAATTACTAACAAAGATGAGTATCTTTTTATATTCTCAGACCAAGTTGATATACGTTTTGATGACAGAATCCAAATAGTTGATGATCCAAATACAACAAGATATTTCCTAGTTGTTGGTGTTGATGATGTTGTATCTCAAGGGATATTTAAAACTGCAAAAACAGAGGTGAATTACAACTAATGTTAGATGTAAACTGGTCAGAAATTATTATATTTTTCCTTAGTAATGCAGTTCTTTTAGCTACTGGATTTATAAATATGCAGATAAAACTAGGAAATCTTGACACTAGATTATCAGGTTTTGAAAAGAGTATGGATAAACTGGTTAGCAAAGTAGAAACATTAGACAAGCATCAGTTAGAGTTACATACTAAAGTTGCTCAATACGAAACAAGATTAGAGATTATTGAGAAAGAAATAGAGAGAGGAAAATAATGCCAATACCATCAGGAAATCTCAAAGCAAAATATGATTTCAATAATCCAGCTTGTTATCCAGGTAGTGGTAATACTGTTTATGACCTAAGTGGCAATGGCATTACATTAGCTATACAAACAGGTGGTACTTTCATAACTGGAGATATAAATTATTTCCAATTAGATGGAATTACTCGTTTAGATAGTGGATATAATGCTAATATTCCTGTTAATACAAACATTACTATGAATGTTTGGGTTAGACCAAGTTTTATAAATGCTCCTTCTAGTTATGGTAACTGGATGAGTTTAGGACTTGACGGAGCAGGAACTATTCCTTTTATTGGTGCTAGTGGTGGTGGTACTGCTGGAGCATATGGTCCTAAAAATACACTTTTTTCAGGTGGTTTTGGTGTTGGAACTGTTGCAACAACTGATGCTATATACACAGACGAAACTCAATGGTATTTTATGCAAGCAGTTTCAAGTTCCTCTACAGGTACTTCTTTTTATATAAATGGAAACTTGATAGGTGCTAATGCTTCTCTTGTTCACAATTTGCATCCATACTTAAGAATTGGTGCTTATGATAGTCCTTTATATAATGGTTGGGGTGACGTTGCATATGCTAGTTTCTACGATACAGCATTAACAGAAGCTCAACTTTTAGAAGAATTCAATGCTACTAGATCAGCTTATCAAGTTCCTGTTTCACAATTAGATTTATCTAATGCTGCAAGTTTCTCTGGAAGTGGTCTTACTGTTTATGACCTTAGTGGAAATAACAATGATTTCTATTTTTCAGGAAGTGGCTATACATACTCAACTGTAACTGGTGGAGAAGTAACTTACAATAGTGCAAATGTTACTTTATTTAGACCAACACCTGATTTTAATGATTACACATTTGGAACATCACCATTTAGTTTTCACGTTTGGTGTAAACAGCTTGCTTTAGGTGGATTAGATCTTTCTAATATATGGTGTGGTAACTTTACTGGTGGAGCAGGTTCGAATAACAATCCATTTTTATTTACAAATGGTTACAGTTCTAATAATGAAATAACATTTACTGATGGTACTTCAAGTGCTGCTCTGGGAACTAGTGTTGTCATTGGAGAATGGAATCTTTATTCAGTAGTAAAACCTGCAAATGCTGGAGTATCTGGAGTTCAAGTATACTTAAATGGTGCTTTACTAACTAATCCATCTTCATCAACAACACCTATAAATGTTAATCAGGCTAATACTCCTGGACAAAAAGTAAGTAGAATGGCAGTTGCAGGAGCAGCTCATACTAGTGAAGGTGTTTACAATGGTATTTGGACACTTGGTGAATTTCAGTTCTTCAACACTGCTATTGGAGCATCTCAAGTTCAAGACTTCTATGCTAATACTGAAAGTAGATATTTTCCTCCAGTTCCAGCAGCTCTTTCATTTGAAATAAATGCTGCTGATCCTGCCTCTTATTCTGGTTCTGGTACTACTGTTTATGATCTTTCTCCAGCTGCTAGGGTGGGAAATTTAGATACAGTTTCAGGTGGTAGTTCAACTTGGTCTCCTAATTTTGGTGGAATATTCACTCTTGATGGATACAATGACATATTTGAGTTTTCAGGAGGAGGAGTAGCAGTTTCTCAACCTGGAAGTATTAGTGTTTGGTTTAGATCAAATGATCCTTTCAATGTTGGAAATGTAGTTTCTCAAGGTTCCTATGGTGATAATGGTTGGGGATTAAATCTTGGTGGTGCATATGGAGCAGGTGGTGCAAACTCATTACAATTAGTTTCTCACGGTATTGGATATAGAAATTCAGGACTTGGAGTAACAGTTGGAGAATGGACATTTGTAACTTTAAACCTCAATGTTGATGGAACAAGCAACTTATTTATCAATGGTGGATTAGGAGCAACAATGAGTTCTATAGGAATGAATCCTCCACAAGAATTGATAAGAATTGGCTATGATGGTGGTGGAGTAAATAGTCCAGAAATAGATGTTGCTCAAGTTTATATGTATGATGGAGCAATAACCTTAGCAGAACATATAACTTTATTTGATGCTACTAAAACACCATTTTTACCTCCTACTCCAGTTCCTATTCAAAATAGTAATGTTGGTGGTAGAAGTTTCAATAAAGGAATCAATGGATAATGTCTCTTCCTGTCGCTAATTTATATTTACATTTAGACTCAACAAATATTGCAAGTAATCCAACAACTGGAACTACTTGGTTTGACCTTACTGCAAATAATGTTGATTATAGTGGTGGAGACTTTCCTAGTTTTACTACTGAAGGATCAGTAAATACTCTTACTTTCACTAGTGGACAAGGAGACCAAATACAAGCATCTGACAATATTGGAGATGTTATTACTGGTACACTTCCTTGGGCAATAGAAATATATGTCAAACCTGGAAGTAACGCTACAAATGCATTTATTTTTGGTTCTTTTCCAGGCAATGAGGCAAGTGGTTTTGGAGTAAAACTAAATGGAAGTAATAGTGAAATAACAAACCTTGTAATATCTGCAGGTGGTGGAGAAGCAGTTGGTCCTAATATAAGTACTCCTGAAAATGTTTGGGTTCATATGTTGTGGACAAGAGATGCAAACTCAGGAATAAGATTTTATAAAGATGGAAGTCTTGTTACTACTTGGGCAATTGGAACAACAATCCTAACACCTAGTTCATTAGGTTATTCTATCATAGGTAGAAGAGAAACAGGTACTGGAAATTATTACCTTGGTGAGTTTGGAATTATAAGAGTTTGGGATGTTGCTCTAACAGGTAGTCAAGCAAACGAAGCATATATAAATGCTCAAAACTCTATATTTCCTCCACCTCCAGTTTACAACGTCGGAAGTGGAAGACAGTTTGGTGAAGGATTTAATGGATAATATTTAAAGTAATCTCTGGAGAATTATAATGTTTTACGTTTTACAAAATGAAAGTACAGCAGCTAGAAGAAGATGTCCAATCCTTCTAACTGATTCTGCTACTGGAACTACTGGACAATCAGGAGTAGCAATATCAACTATTTATCCTTATGTTAGCATAAATGGTGGTGCTTTTGCTGGTGGTGCTGGAACAGTTGCAGAAGTAAACTTTGGACAATACTATTATGAATTCGATGCTTCAGAGATTACTACTTTAGGACTAGCTGGAATTCACATCACTGCTCCTGGATGTAGAGATTATGATGCTATAGTTCAAGTTGCTGCATTTAATATGTATAGTGTTGCAGGTGCTGGACTTACTGCAGGAGATGTCTGGTCTTATGGTGGTGGAAGAAGCATTACAGGTGGTATTGCTGATACTGTAACAACTGTAACAACTGTAACTAATCCAGTAAGCGTTTCTACAACTAGTATGGCATCTATTGCTAGTACAGTTTGGAATACTGATGTTTCTGCATATACAGATCCATCTGCTGGATATGATGTTCACAATGGAGCTGCTGGAGCTGGTATTAGTGCATATGATGTATGGAACTACACATTATCAGACCTAAACACTGCAGAAACAGATTTAGTTCAAATCTATTCTTGGTCATCTGCAATAGATACAAAAACTACAGATATTTACAGTGATACACAAAATATCATTACTAATACTAATAACATACCATTACAAGTATGGGGTGATGATCTTGCTGCTGGTCCTAATGCTCCATATGCTGCTGGTACTGCTGGAACTATCCTCTATGATCTTTCATTAGGTGGTAGTGGTATTAGTGCTGCAGACGTATGGAATTATGTATTATCAGACACAAATACCGCTGAAGCTGATCTTACCTTTATTAGAACAACTGTAGATAATACTGAAGCAACAGTAAACACTATTGATAGCAGAACTCAAACTATTGAATCTCAAACTAATAATATTCCTGGTCAAGTATGGAGTGATGATTTAGGTAGTGGAGGTAACTCTCCTTATGGTGCAGGAACTGCAGGAACTATCCTCTATGATCTTTCATTAGGTGGAAGTGGACTTACTGCTGGAGATGTTTGGGATTTCAATATTACTGGATTTGGTTCAACTGGTTCTGCAGCTGTTTATGCAACTCAAACCAATTTCACTGTTGGAAATATTGAAACTTATGTTGCAAGTCAAACTCCTCAAGATGTTTGGACATATGCTGGTATTGAAGGAAGAACTATTACAGGTGGTTTAGCAGATACTGTTACTACCTTGACAAATCCTGCAAACATCACAACTGCTAGTATGACTGGTATTGCTGGAACTGTATGGTCTGCTGCTTCTAGAACTATTACAGGTGGTACTGCTACTACTGTTACTAATGCAGTTGACATTACCACTTCTTCTATGAGTGGAGTTGCTGGTAGTGTATGGAATTCTTTAGTTGCATCTTATTCTACTAACGGAACATTTGGTCTAAATATTCTTAGAGCAGATACTGCTAATAAAGTTGGAGATGTAACCTTAAGAAGTGCTGGTGGCATCAATATGGTTGACGCTGACATTCATAGAATAGATAATGATGTTGATGCTGCTACTAACCTAAAGAATATCTTGACTGGTGTTGGAAGTACAATCACTGGAAATATTACTGGAAATCTTAGTGGTAGTGTTGGTAGTGTAACATCTGATGTAAATGTATCTGAGGTTAGTATGAGTGGTATTGCTAACACTGTATGGGGTACAGATGTTAGTGGATATGCTTCTCCATCTGCTGGTTATGATCTTTCTAATGCTACTGCTGGTGGTGGAATTACAGCAGGTGACATCTGGACATATGCTACAAGAACTATTACAGGTGGTATTGCTGATACTGTTACCTCTGTTACAAATGGTGTTACAGTCACAACAAACAATGATAAATCTGGATACTCATTATCAGGTACTCAAACATTCAATTTGACTGGAAATATTACTGGAAATGTATCTGGAAGTGTAGGAAGTGTAACTAATGCTGTTACATTTGATAGTGCTCAATATGCTGCTATTGCTTCTAGTGTATGGAATGCTCCTACTAGAACACTAACTTCTGGTGGTAGTGGAATAAGTGCTGCTGATGTATGGAACTATGGTACTAGAACAATCACTGGTGGTATTGCTGATACTGTAACAACCTTAACTGATAGATCAGGATTTGCTATTACTGGTGGAACTATTACTACTGTTTCTGATAAAACTGGTTATAGTTTATCAGCATCACAAACATTCAATGTAACTGGCAATATTACTGGAAATGTTAGTGGAAGTGTAGGAAGTGTTGCTGGTAATGTATCTGGAAGTGTTGCAAGCGTTGTTGGTAATGTTGGTGGTAATGTTGCTGGTAGTGTTGCTAGTGTTTCGGGTAATGTTGGTGGAAATGTAGTTGGTAGTGTTGCTAGTGTTACAAATCCAGTTACCTTTGTAAATTCTCAATATGCAGCAATTGCAAGTTCAGTATGGAATGCTGGAACTAGAACACTTACATCTGGTGGAAGTGGAATAAGTGCATATGATGTATGGAACTTTGTTCTTTCAGATGCAAATACTGCAGAAGTTGATCTTGTTCAAGCAGCATCAGGAGCAGGACTCACTGCTGGAGATGTATGGACATATGGATCTAGAACTATAACAGGTGGTATTGCAGACACTGTTACTACCATCACAAATAGATCTGGATTTGCTATCACTGGAGGAACTGTTGATACTGTAACTAATGGAGTAACAGTCACTACCAACAATGATAAAACTGGATATGCGTTATCTGGAGCTGGAGTATCTGCTGTTCAAAGTGGATTATCAACTCTTACACAAGCTCAAGTAGGAACAGAAGTAGACTCTTCTTTAGCAGATGTTGGACTTACTTCAACTGTTACTGGAAGAATTGATGCAACAGTAAGCTCAAGATTAGCAAGTGCATCTTACACTGCTCCTCCAACAACTGCTGCAATTTGGTCATATACTCCAAGAACACTTACCTCTGGAGCAGGAGCTACAGCAGGTGATGTATGGACATATCCAACAAGAAGTCTTACAAGTGGAGCAGGTATTACTGTAAATGCTGCAACTAATATTATCAATGGTCCTTATTTTGTCAAATCTAATGTTGATAGCCAAGATGGAACTCTTGATGTTATTAGAGGAATGGTTCAGGATATCCAACTTACTGTAACTGATGCATTCCAAAATCCATTTGATACTACTGCTCTTGGATTGCTTGTAAACTTCTATGATCAAGCAGGAACACTTACTACAAGTTATGCTACTACAGAACTTTATGGTCCTGCAGGTTTAGTACAGTTTACATTAGATACTGCTGTTACTGCTAATGAAGGTAGATATAACTTGATACTCAGTGCTGCAGGAAGTGGAAATACAATCAAGTTTGGTCCATTACAAACTCTTGTGAGACCTTTCTAATGGTTAGTGCATCAGTAAATCTTAGAATCAACGAAGCAGAATTCCAAAAACTGCTTGATGATGCTAACAAGATTACAGAAAAGGCAGCTGATAAGATGGCTGAAAATATGAAAAACTCCATCTTATCAGGTGCTAAATCTGGAAACCAATATTATAAGAATGGAGCTAGACATACCTCTAGTGCTCCTGGTCAATCTCCTGCAAATCAAACAGGAGAATTGGTTAGAAGTATCAAAGTAAATAAAGAGGCTAACAAATCAACTGTAAGCATAAATAAAAACTATGCAGTATATCTTGAATTTGGAACTTCTAAAATGAGACCTAGACCTTTTATTCTGCCAGCATTCATAAAAACTAAAAGATGGTTTAGTGACAAGTTACATAGACTAGCATATAGAGGAAGATAATGAGTTTTGAGCCATTAATAATCCAAAAATGGATATATGATACTCTTAGTGCTGATAGTACTCTTGCTAGTTTATTAGCAGTAAATAAGGCTAAAAACTATCAAATGGGTATATATGCTGAAGTTGCTCCTGAAAAAGATGCAGTATCACAAAAGATGCCACAACTACCGTATATTGTTTTTAGTAGAGCAGGTAGTGATGGTAGTGATGAGTTTGTTATGTGTGGAGCAAGATATCTTACTTCACCACTATTTAGAATTACAATATGGGATAGTTCTAATGGGAGTTTGACATATAAGAATTTGAAGAGTATTGCTGATAGAGTAGATGTTCTATTAGATCAGCAAGCGGAAACAATCGATGGCATAACTTATTTATGTCAAAGATACGATACTGATCAACCATTTGAAGTTCAATCTGATGGTAGAGTCGATTATGGGCTTTCTCTGCTCTATAAATTTATTACTACGATATAAGGATAAAAAATTATGCCACAACCAGTTTTAGTATCAGAAGCAATTGTTGAAATCAGTATTGCATCTGATCCACAATCTGCAGGAGGAGCAGGAAGTATTCCAGGTGCTCCATCAGTCAATTATGAATGCCAAGCAAAAACAGTAAAGGCAACTATTACTGCAAGAACAATTGATCTTACCACTCTTTGTTCAGAAACAGAAGCAACCTTCACTACAGGTCTTACAGGTACTCTTGACCTTGAACTATATGTAGATGAAGCAGCAGGTCCAGTTTTTGCATATAAAACAGGATACCTCTGCAAAGTAACCATCAATCCAGGTGGTGCAGGAAGTACTCTTACATACCAAGGACTTATCACTGATTCTTCTCTTACATATGCTCCAGGTGATGTTGAAATGGAAACTGCAACAATCAAATTAGGTGCATTTGGATTTACAGCAGTCTATTCATAAAACAGTAAAAGTAATATATGATTAAAGCGATTTCAAAAGTAAAGAAGGTAGCATTACGTCCTAGTGTAAAGATTGATATTTCATCTTTCACAGAAGAACCTTGTGTATTGGAATTCAATGAACCAACAGCAGCAGCATTATTTCCTGATAATGAGTTGTTGAAAAGCATAAAAATCAAGTTTCCAAAGTATCCTGATGCTATGTTATATCAGGTTGCATTACTTGGAAAATGCTATGTTATTCAACCTGAAGATGGTGATTCACTAAACCCAATACTTGAATTTGGACAACTTGCAAAAGACAATAAAGAATGCTTTTATTATGTATTAGCAGAGTTCTTGACTTCATTTCCAACTAATAACCTTGAAGAAAGAGTTGGTGAAGCAAAAAACGACTAATCGGATGTTCTGCTCAAGTACTTTACTACTCTGTATTGTATTTGAATAGGCATCCGAGTGAACTAAGTTTGACTTTAGATCAAATTGCTGAAGTTGCGTATGTGGCAAGAGAAAAAGAAAAGGCAGATGCTGAAAATGCATCTGCTATTCTAAAAGCATTGTTTGGAGCAAGATTATGACATTAGCAGAGGCAAACGTAAAATTCAAAAGTGAAGGTGCAGACAAAGTAAAGTCTGATGCTAGTGATGTTTCTAATTCTTTAGGAAAAGTTGCTTCTAGTACTGGTCTTGCAGCATCTGCAGCAACACTTGCTATAGGTGCATTTGTTGCATTAGGAGCAGCAATTGCTAGTGTTAGTAAATATTCTGCTGAACAAGCAATTCAATTTGATTCTAATATAAGAGGTCTCGCTGCATATGCTGAAAATACTAATAGTCTTAGAGCTCAAGTAGCAAGATTAGAGGAAATGGCTAAGGCTCCTGGTTTAGGATTTGAACAATTAGTTCAAGGTGTTACTAGACTTGAAGCTGCAGGTTTTAGTGCAAAACAAGCAGAAGGAGCATTGAAACAATTTGGTAATGCTCTTGCTCTTGTTGGTGGTAGTAAAGCAGAATTAGAAGGTGTTGCTCTTGCTCTTACTCAAATCAAAAGTAAAGGTGTTGTTTCTGCTGAAGAAATCAATCAGATTGCAGAAAGAGTTCCTCAAGTTAGACAAGCAATGAAAGATGCTTTTGGTACTGCATCCTCTGAAGAAATACAAAAACTAGGTATTACAGCAAGTCAATTTGTTGATGGAGTTACTAAAAGTTTACAAAAACTTCCAAGAGCAACAGGTGGATTACAAAATGCTCTTGATAATATTGATGAAGCATTTAAAAAAGCAGGAAGAACAGTTGGAGCAGGATTTTTTGCATTATTTGAAAAAGGTCCTAATCTTATGCAACCAATGTTTGATATATTGCAACAATTAGCAACTGATATAAATAGTGTTTTTGCTACTATTGCAGATAGTGAATTTTTCAAAACATTTCAACAAAATGTCAAAAAACTAATAGAAGCTTTCAAACCATTCCTTCCTTATATAAAAGACTTATTTGCAGTTATTGGTATTTATATCACAACTTGGCTAAATGAAGTCACAATATATCTAACAAGAGGATTGAAGTTTTGGGCTGAAGTATTCAAAGATCCTATAAAATTCATCAAAGAAGAATTTATCACATTAGGTCAACAAATACAAGTAATATTTACAAATGCTTTCGCTAAAGCATTAGATGGTATTAGATTTATAACAAATGCTATAGATAAAGTTACAGGTTTAAAATTGTCAGATTTGATACCTAAAATAGAAACTAAACCTATACCTGTTACAAAAACTCAAAAATTGATTTTTGATAATATTACACAATTTGGTGGAGGAAATTTTGCTAAGAATTTAGCAACTAATTTAGGTGAATATTTTGGAAAAACTCCTAAAATTGCTGATCCATTAGATAAAATCAGAACTGGAGGAAAACCACCTCAAATTCCTGATGATCCAAAGCAAAAAGATGACAAAGAAAAAAAGAAGAAACAAGACAAAAAGAGTGAATCTTTGCTTCAACTTATTGCTCAAAATACCCAAAAAGCAAATGAACTAACACTTAGAAATATGACTTATGGTGGTGGTCAGTTAGCTCAACAAGGTATATCACAAGTTCAAATGGCAAGCAATAGAAGTGTAAAATCTCCTCAAATATCTGCTACTAACGATATTAGTAGAGGAGTGGAAAAAATGATTAGAGGCTATACTAATAGTAACAATTTGAATTTTAGTTTTAGGAGAGCATAATGCCTACTGGTTTAGAAAATCTTGATTTACGAGTAACAGTTGACTATGCTCAGGAAAGACAAAATAGAAAAGGACCATTTGTATTTGCTACTGATGGAACACAAGTAGATGCAGGAACAAAAGTAAACTGCATTATTGATCCTGTTACTCTTAGTGTTTTTGGAACTCCACTTCCTATGACTAATGAATGGAAGAGTGGAACAGGAGCTTCTAATCCAGCAACTCCTTATTATAGATTTCAAAAGAGTGATTTTACATTTACTAGTGCAGGTGGAGCAAATGACTGGTTAGATATTGATTATTATGCTAATGGAGATGCATATATTATATCAGGATCAGCAGTAACATCAAGACAACAAGCTCCTATCCAGTTGACCAATGGTGTTAGTAGAAATGAACCACTATTCTTTTCATTCTCTAAATTGCAAAAGAAAAATACAGATACTGCTCCATTACTAAAGTTGTTTTGGGTGGATGATGACAACATAAACAACAATACTCAACTTCATTTTAACAGTGATGGAAGTTGCACAGTTTATAGAGGATATCAAACATTATCTGGAACTATTGCAGTTACTAATTCTTCAACATTGCTAATAGGAACTAATACTAGATTTCAAAGTGAACTAGTTATTGGTAGTGATATCTATGACTCTTATGGAAGATTTATAGGTACTGTTATTGGCATTACAACTGATATTACTGCAACATTAGGAGCAAATGCAACCTATGATTACAATGGAACGTTTTCTGATAAAATAGTACCTTTGAAAGTACAGAACTATTCTCGTACTGAAAGCAATTATTCTCAAGGAAGACCTATTTCAACAATAGCAAATCCTAATGATCAGTTTAATGATGTTTATATAATTCCTATGAGAGGTAAAGAACTTCTTGTTCTTACTTCTTATGGTTTGAATTTCTCACATTCATTTTCAGATTTGAACCAACCTGATCCTCCAATAAATATCAATTATTATTACACTGCTATTGGTGGTACAGCTATACCTGTTACAAGTACTAATATTTCTTCTACTCCTGTTGTTCTTCCTAATGGTGATTTTTCTATTGTAATCAATCAAGGAAAAATAGCATTTCAGTTAGCAAAACTATATTTTTTGAGCAACTGGAGTATATTATCACAACCTATCTCTTTACCAGTACCTCCTCCTGCATATCCTCAACCCTTAACTGGAACTATAACTTCATCATATGGAAGTACAGGTATTGGTGGAACCTCAACATTATTCACATCACAATTAAATCCAGGTGATAGAATATCAGCAATAAATCCAACAAACTTTGAACATTATGTCTTAGGAAGTGTTGATACTATAAATAGTGACACTAGTTTATATCTAGTAGATCCAAGCAATTACCAAACATCAACACTTTTCTATAAAGATACTCCTTTATCTGGTACATTTAGTTATGGTATTGGATCAACAATAGTAACAGGAAGTGGAAATGCTTTCACCACTGAGTTATC